CCTGCCAAGGACGCTTCTTGGCAATCATGGACAGATAGGGGCTCTTGACAGCGTTCATGGTCGTAGTATCGTGCAGGTGTGTGAGGAGAAAGGGGGCTCTAGGCCCCCTTCTTTTTTTCATTCAGCGGTGGCCCTGTATCCGTACTCGTCAAGATGATCGTTAATGGCATCAAACATTGAACAGAGTTTTAATTGCCTGCGCCGACTCATGTAAGGAAAGATCAAGTGACCAAGTGTTGAGCACTTCATCTTGTCTCCGAGAGTCCACGTCCAGCATGGTTTTCTGTTCTCAAGGACCTTTGTTGAAACAAGCCCGCCACCGAGCATGTTATGAACCTTTTCTAAGGTGTCAAGGTCAGTCATTTTGATGCTCATGCGAATCATCAAATAGTACGGCTTTCGCTTTGCACTTGAGTGGTTGGGGCGGTAGCTGACGCTAATCCACCCTTCCCCTTCAAATAAACCAGCGAACCAAGCAACCTCCTCTGAAGTCAAGCTTACTCTCCTGTGTAGAGAGTAAATTGTAGCTATTCTGCGCAGCTAGCGCAAAACCCAGCCTCTAAATTGCAAGACGCAGAAGATCCGTCAGCTTCAGACTCTTCGTCCAAGCCAAACATGCTCTTAAAATCGTCGTCCAATGCAGCATATGCATCGTCCTTACGCTGAGTATCAGGCAGGACTTGCAGGCTGTAATAGAGGCTCGTCTGAGAAGATTCTAACCAATCACGCAGGAATGCTTCGTCGTAAATAACCATATCACTCCACGAATTAAATGAATAACCATGGAAAAGCCCAGTGCGTTGATAAAGCGAAACAATGCCATCAGCAACGCGCTTGTAATTAGCCCAGCCCACTTCAGCGGCAATTTCTACATCACCATAGTCAAACGTTTCCACGCCAAACGTGCCTGAATCACGATCAACAATGCGACCAATGGGAGGAGCAATTTCAGGAGCAGTGGTAAAACCGCGAGTGTCGAGGTAGCGATAAGAGCACGATGCAGTGGGGGCAATGCAGAAAGCACGTTCCATGCCATGCTCGCGAGCAATTTCTGCAGCCTTCTGGATGCCTTGATCTAATTGCCACACAGCTTCACCGGCAGGCATATCTTTCCATTGCTCAAACCATGCACGGGGATCCTCAGCCAAAAACGCATTCAATGCATGGCCAAAATCTTCATAGCTAATGCCATGGATGGCAAGGAAATTGGCTAAGCCCAACACGCCTAGGCCAATTTGTTTATCAATGGTGGGAGAAAGATATTCTCCAGTGTCGCCCACGCCAGTATTGGGATGGAGATCAACTAGCTGCTGCATTCCTTCAATAAAAGCTCCTTGCAAATTATCAAAGTTACAGGCGCCAAGATTTACATGCTGCAATAAACAAGTGCCGCGATGCGGAAGATATACTTCCAGGCAAACATTTGCCCGAATTCGCTCTCCTTTTGCATTGAAACGAATCTTATTCAACCAGATGTCACCATTGCCAATTCCTTTCAGCAATGCATCAATAAATTCTTGAGAGCTATTTTCAATAAACTTCTCATCCACATTAATACAACGCTTCACCCAGGGCAGCTCACTGCGCGACGCATTAATAAATTCCAGAGCATCAGGATGGTCATAATCAAGATGCAAAACTACAGCGCCATTTTTATAAACGCCGCCCCTACGCAAAATCTCATTAAGCGTGGAATAAATCTTGCCAAAACTTACTGGTCCGCTTGCCACCAAGCCTTTGCCATTTTCAGCATTCCTTTCACGGAGAGAAGAAAGATGAATAGCGACGCCCGCACCATTGCGCAAGCCGTGGCTAACAAACCGCCAAGACGCTTCAATGCCATCTTCGCCCTCCATTGAATCTTCAACATTGAAAACCGTGCAGCTTACGGGAAGGCGGCTTTCAGAATTGTCCAGCCAGTCTTGCACCCTGCCAGTGCGTGCAATTGGCTCACATTTTGCTTTTTCTTTCAGGCTCATGAGACGACAAAGCCCCGCTCAGCGGGGCGCGATCAACTTAGGCAGGCTAGCTCAGACAGGACGATGGAAAAGGGAAGTTTTCCTTTAGTCGCACAGATTTTCAGCGTCCTCGTTTGAGACCAAATCTTTGATAAACAACTTGGCCTCGTTCAAGCTTTTGAAATAGTACGGCCTGCCGTTGATGGCGCTAAACCATTGGAACTCTGGCTTGCTGAAACAAGGCCAAAGCTTATAGGGACCATAGTTAAATGGCTGACGTTCCGGCAAACCAAACATGGGAATAGCCCGTAGTTTTACCACGCTAGTTCTTCTCTTAAATCGCGCATGCATTATTTAATACATTCTTCAGCAAACGACCATACCCTCATGAATCCTTAAGAAATTGTGAAGATTTTTTAGCTTTTGTATCACCATGATACGGAAAAAGCCACATTTGACCCACAGGCCGAGATACGATTACCGTAAGCGGAGCACACGCTAAGCCCGGCTCCTCCCGCTTAGTCCCTCCCGGACATCTCTCCTCCAACGGAGCGCCCCAAGCGCGAAGTGACGGACAAAAAAGGCTAGACCAGCCCCGATGTCCTAGTAGCGGAGTCCCCCCAAAAGGGACGGAGCCTCTCCATCGAGGGGCGAATTTCAAAAAGCTGTGTCAGTCTTATGTGATGACACGGCCAAGCTATGCGTAGCTTCTGGGAAAGGCTAAAAACAGGCAATTTCTATCTTTAAAAGCTTGAACGGCGGCTTTAGGCCGCCTTTTTACTGAAACGATGGAAAGGAAAATGCGCGATTTTGTGCGTCATTACGACGGCTTAAGGCCGTCTCCATTGGTTTTGTCTATTGCTGGAAACGCTTTAAGCGGCGCCTTCGGCTTGCTTTCAGCGTATGGCGACTAGCTTTATTGCCACTATGATTCACAAGACCACGCCGTTCTCACCACAGCTTGCAGCTTTTAGCTGTTCTCAGATTGGCTAACGGCTCGTCACTCTCACAATCCCCCCTTAATGTAATGAAGCTCATCACTGCCGATTTTGGCGGCAAAATGTGGACGTCTTTCGATGGTGCCACTACTAGCTCGCTCTCTCCTGAAGAATTCTTGCGTCTTGAACAATGGTGCCCTAAAGGCACCATTCTCGGAGCAGAAAATGCCCACCTCGGCTGCGTACGTACAGAAAAAAGCCTCGCGCAAGTGTACGATGCTGAAACTCTCCAAAATTTCTACCGTCGCGCCTATTCCCTAGGCATTGACATTCGTCTCTTTCCTCATAGCCAAACGCCTAAAGCACGGGCACAAACAGGCTTTTTTGAGAAGAACGATGAAAATGATGCCCAGGCCATTCATGCCTATCTTCTTCAAGAACCTTCGGTTCTTCGTAGCCTGAAACGGCCTCCTCATTGCTTCATTCCCGAACGCTGGAGGGAAGCTGGCTGGTCCTATAAGGACACAACCAATGCCATGCTGAACGTGGCTCGTCGTTTCGACTACGCCATTGAAGGGGACCGCATTACAACCTTCGTCCTTGATAACCTTGAGCGTTTTGCTCAAGCTCTTCCAGGCGATGCAAAAGAAATCTTCGGCCTCCTCCATCGCAAAAAAGATGGCAGCTTCTATAAAGTGGGCAGCACTAATGGCCCGCAGCTTTCCAAGCTTTATACGCTTGCAGCCCTCCTCCTCAATGATGACGGTTCCCTCCGCTATCGTCCTGATACCAACAAGCCGCCAGGTATCTCCTGGTTAGTTCGTACGCAAATTGCTCCGTCTCCTTGTCATCATCGTGGCGGTATCGCACGTTCCAATATCATGTGGCATGGTTTTCGTAACTATGCCATCAGCAAAATGAACACGCGCAAGGCCAGCGCCTCTGGAAAGGTGCTTAGTCATTACGATTTCTCCGCTGAACAAACTAAGCAGTTTCGTCAGCTTCGTAAAGATTACATGCGTTCACAACGTATGATGCTTAGCGCCATGAAGAGCTTGGTCGCATAAATAGACGCTACAGTTACGGAGCATTGCTGATCTCAATAGCTTTTCCAGTTCAGCACTGGTCTCAGCAGCTTTTTTAGCAGTGCTCTTTTTGCCCTGGTCTCATAAAGAATTACGGACTACGCTCCGTTTTCACCCCTTCTTCCAGGACTCTCCCCTTTCGCCAGTCTCAGATCAAATTACAAGCATAGCCCTGTCTTTACAGTGTCTTCTGGCTCTTTACTAAGCTGGTCTCACAAAGAATCGCGAATATCGCTTCGCTTTCAAACCTTCTTCCAGCTAACCATTGCTTAGTCTCAAAGCGAATGGCAGACTCTCCTTTGCCCTTAACCCGTCTTCTAAGCATCAACAAAGCCCTTCGGGGCTTTTGTTTTGTCTAGGTATAAATACTTAGACGAAAAATGGGATGAAAATTGGCTCCACTTTTCGAAGCGTATACCCCCGCCCCACAATTTAAATTTGCCGTACTACCGCACCACGGCTCAAATGTCAAGCATTGTCACAATACGTTATAAAGTGAGTCTCAAATGAGTCTCAAATGAGTCTCAAGAGTTTTTCACAGGGCTGTGGAATAAGATAATCTCCTTGCTGATAGGATCGCCAGTAGGAGACTGACTGCGAGAACCCGCTAGGGTCGCCATCCTGACGCTAGAAAGGCCCGGCATGATGAAACATACCGGGCTAGCTTGGCAGGCCTTGGAGAGGCTCCTAGGAGCCTCTTAGAGTTCTTGATTCTCAGTCATAAAATCTACAATTTGAGATTTTAGTTCAGCGATGGAAAGTTCACGCTGGAAGCTATAAGAGTCTTCCTGCGATAGTTCAAGCATGTTCAGAAAGTTGCAAGCATCATCTAAAGTTTGGAAAGCTTCAGCGTAGAAAGTTTGGCCGTATTCTGTAGAGGTTAGGTGAAACATCGTGAAAGGAAAGCGAGGGAAAGAAAGAACTAGGAAAGAAAGAACTAGGAAAGATTAGACTCCGCTTTCCTTTTGCTTGTGCCGTGAGCCAGAAAGGCTATGGCCACTTTCTTTCCGCGCTTATGGCACAGCATACAATCAGAGCAAGTTACAGTATCGCTACGCTGAGCGGGGCAAACCACTACTACGTTTCCGCCTTCAGTGTGCCAAGTGACGCGCGATTCTGTGGACTTTGCCACCATAACTGCAGGTAAGTTATGGGCGATCGCATCATCCACTTGCGCTTCACTTTCACAGCTTACGTTGATAGTGAAGCCTGCGCGGTTTGCCTTTCTAATTAAGGAAAGATTCTCACCAACTTTGAGGCTATGGTGAGTGTAAGTGTAAGCCCGGAGATGCTTTGTTGCAACTATCATCTTTCTAATGAAAGTTTCACTGATCTTTCCTAAGTTATGGGGAAGATCGCCCGCCTGATTGTGACGGAAAGCGGAACCATTGGGGAGTGCTTTCAAACTTTCTAGGAAAGCTGCAAAGCTTGTACCACGCTCGCCGCTTGAAACTTTAAGCCAATGTAGATTCAAGGGGCCTGATGTAGCGTAACAGCCATTATCAAGGAAAGGGCAAGTTGGTGAGCAAGTAGACTTTGCCGACGTTGATACTGCCATCGGACCTGTCTTAGCGTTGCCAGACTTTGCCGTTAGGTGGAAAGAAAGCTTAGAAAGTTGCATCGTTTGAAGGAAAGAAAGAGACGGAAAGCGAACGGGAAAGATCAGTTAAAGTCGCCGTTCTCCAGGTGACAGGCAAAGTCAGAAAGAAAGCTGTTTAATTGATCGTGAGAAAGCCAGCAAATAAGCTCAGAAAGCATAAGTTCAGCGCCGACGATTTCGGAAAGTTCTTTCGCAGTGTTGCGCGGTTGTTGGTTTGGGATGGTATAGGAAAGTTCAAGCATGGTTCGGAAAGCAAAAGGAAAGAAAGAATCAGCCGCAAAAGTTATCAACTAGGAAGTCTTCCAGTTCAGCGAGTTTATCATCATTTAAATTCAACACGTATTCTTGAATAACAGTAACCATGAGATCGGTGTCGTTAACGTTACTTTCTAAAATTTCAATTAATTCTTGACGGGATACCATAGGTGAAAAAGCAAAAGGAAAGAAAGAAAGAATCAGCGGCCAGAAAGTTGCAAAAGGCAAGCGTTAGCACTTGCGCCAGAAGCGCGGCAGGCTACAAAGTGCCGCTGATCTTCCACCGCTAGGGAGCCGATAAAGATGGCCAGAAGGCTACCGCCAAACAAAGCGGAAAGTTTCAAGGCGAGCATGGTTGAAAGTTTGAGAGGGCAGCGGCTGCGGATCGCTCCGTTTCGCCGTTGATAGAAGTATGGGCCATAAACGGCACAGGATCCCGGAGATTGGGCCACTAGGGCAAGCGGCACACGTTCCGGGAGCGTATGGCGCTTCTTGTGGTTGGCACCCTGCGCAGGAGGCTACTGGCACGGGAAGCTGTCAGCAGTAAAGGAAAGCGCGCGAGCGCGCGAAATACCATGAAAGCGCCCAACAATCAATCTTTGCAATCTTTCGCAACAATCGGGCCACATAACGCCATCGTGATAATGCAAACAATGCAAGCGTTATGGCACAAACAACGCAAGCGTGATAATGCAAACAACGCAAGCGTGATAATGGCAAACTGTAGGCATTACAAACTGTCCCACACGGTAAGCATCACTCAAGACGGCACAAGTGAGCATCATCTAGCGCGCACAAGTGAGCATCACAAACCCAGCGGCACGAGTAAGCATCACAAACTAGAGGGCGTGAGTTTGCATCACTTAGCGGCGGCACGAGTGAGCATCACAAACCCCGGCGCCCAATTCTTTATTCTTTATACTTTCAAACGCGGATTAATTCTTTATTCTTTATCCTCGCAACATGCAATCAATTCTTTATTGTTAACAATAACAAAGTGCAATCAATTCTTTATTCTTTATAGCTTCAAAGTGCAATTAATTGTTAATTGTTATTATCGGCAAAGTGCAATTAATTGTTATTAATAACTGCCAGAAAGTGTGATTAATTTTTTATTGTTATTGCCAAGAATTGCAATTAATTAATAATAAGAATAACAAACTGAAAAAGTAATTATAATTAACAACTGAAAAATAATAAGAATAAACAATACATTTCCCAGCCGGGTCTCAGAATACATTTTCTGGCCGGTTCCAATTTTTTCCAGAACAATACATTTTCCAGCCGGATCTTAAAATACATTTTTCACCCGGACCCTTCCATTGAGATTTTTGTCTTGATGGCGCCAGCTCTCAAAGCGGCACATTTTCTTGATCGTTCCATGTGCAACATTTAGTTCTTTTGCAATGGAATAAGCAGTTTCTCCGTATTTGACGCGCAAGCGAATTGTAGTTACTTGCCGAGATGTGAATTTGGCATTTTTCTTTGCTTCACCGCAAGCTTGAAGGCCATTCTCCCAGGCATGCCTTGCATTGTCGCTGTTGGTAGTCCATTCAAGATTGGAAATGTGGCTATTGAGTTTATTTCCATCCTTGTGATTCACACACCACTTGTCACCACCACTGCCTATTTCTCCAGGCGCGGAAGGCATCCAAGTGAGACGCATGAGGTAATAAATACTCGTTGGACGCACTTTTTTATCGGCCCTAGTTAAAAGCACCCACGGATAGTCTTTGTTTCCACTGATTTGCGGGCTCATGAGCCTTGATTTGGCTACGCTCCAAACCTCGCCCTTCTCATTAATGAAATAGCGTCCGTCATACCCAGGGATCTCCTTAAAGCCTGCAGGCACGCTGCTATGCTTATTTGTAGCCATGGCCAAACTGCTCCTTTGGTAGTGGTTAGAAACGTCACGAGATGCCAGTCTCGCGATGTTTCGCCATGCTAGCAATTATTTTTCCCTACCAGCCATGACCATCAAAAGCCGCCTTTAGGGCGGCTTCTTCGCTTGCAAACGGCCCTCCCACTGCATTCTCGTCATCATCGTCATACCAATACCAGCCTTCCACTAGTTCAGTGCCTTTGCAGCAATCTTCGGAAAAGAAATCAATAATGATCATTTCATCACCTGCTGAAGCCTCTTCCATAACCATTGCTCTTTGGTATCAGGGCGCATCAGCTCATAGCCTTCATGATCAATGATGCTATCACCAGCGCTGTCTATGTATCCTTCAATATCCCGGCGCCAGATGCCCCTACAAGAGCCTTGCTGATCAAAGATGGCAATAATGTCTTCCCGATCCTGCATCGCCTGCCTGACGTGGAAGAGAAGGTCTCTCAAGCGGGCCGCTTGGTAGCGGCCTTTAGTGGGAGGGAAATACGGGCCGTTGTCTTGATAAGTGGAAATAGTAAGCATGGTTCAGTCCTCAACAATGCGAAAATCAGGGTCGTTGTTGCGTTGTATCCATCTGCATTGATTTAATTCAGGCCACACTACGAAAAGCTTGTCGTGATGATCCTGTTCAACAATGGCAGTGGTGAGCTTAGCGCCAATGCGTGATTTGCCTTTCTTTGAAAGAGCAATAATGTTGATTGCTTTCATTGTTTTAAAGAGAGAGCGGGCCGCTTGTGGCGGCCCTTGTGCGAATCAGGCGGCTTGCATTGCCCATTGCTTGTCCATCCAACGCTGGCGATCATCAGCGCTTTCAAAGAGAGCAACGGGCTCATCGCTGTTGGGCTTAGTGCAGAAGAACTTACTGGTGAGCAGCTTGCTGGTGCGAGCATCGCGGAAGTCTGCTGTCCAAAGCCAGAAGCCCTGGCAAGAAGCAACAAGCTTCACGCGCCGCTCAGTGCCCTTAGGAGCGCAGGAACGCCACCACTGCCCCTGCGTGGGGGAGAAGGCAGCCATGGTGAAGATAAGACGGTCAGTCATTGGAAGAAGAAAGGAGAGGCTCGCGCCTCGTTGGAACAACAATACAGCATGAAGGCCCCTTGAAAGGGGCCTGTTACAAAGCGTCACACAAGCTCAATCCGATCAATGGCGAAATCAGGGTGGAGCTGCTGGCAGACGGAACGGGCCTGGTCAGCAGAGAAAGCGATGTAGGCAAGGGCGTCATAACGCTGGTTTCTACGGCAGAAACCATGGCATACGAACTTACGCTCTACAGGCTCAATGGCTTTGATGATGTAGTGGGGGCGGGAATCTGCTACGTGCTGCTGGGCCTGCTCAGGGGAAGCAGCATCAATGAGAAGCTCGCACTGGCCACCATTGCGGGAGTTGGTGCAGAGGATGGAATAGGAAGTCATTGGCTTTGAAAGGAAGAGGCGGCATCGCTGCCGAGGAAACGCCTTTGGCGTTTTCAGCAAAACGCTTTGCGCTTGCCGATGAGAGAACAATACAGCAAAAAGGGGGCCAGAAGCCCCCTGTTCATAAATTGTTACAAAGCTCAGGCTTGTTCGATCAGGCTCACCCAATAGCAATCAGGAGCTTCTTCGTCTTGGTAGGAATGTACTAGTCCTTTGCTGATCAGAGCGCCCAGCACGCCAGCGCAGGTGTGACCATTGTTGAAGGGGTCAAGCTCATGGAGCCAGCCGCAGCCAGGCTCATCCATGCCTTCTTGGATGGAGCTGTAGAGAAGCTGTTCTTTGTCGGTGAGGGTCATTGATCTTGGAAAGGAGAGGCTCGCGCCTCA